CTGAAGAAGTTTTCGCCTGATCTAGACAAAGCAACACGCGATGAAATGGTGGGATTCTTAAAGCCATTGGTTAAGAAGGCTCGCGGTTTCATGCCGTCCAATGGTGACATGCCGTCTGGATTCGTTAAGCATGAAGTCAAAACTGCAACATTCCCGATGTACGATGCAGGTGAAGTAAGACGCGGCGTTGGCTATAAGTTGACACCTACCAAGCCGAACCGCGAAGGATGGTCATCGACTGTATCGATTCACAATAAGACGGCGGCAGGTGCAATCTTTGAGACTGCCGGACGTAAATCTGGAGTCTCTGGTCGCTTTACTCCACGTTTACAGGGTGGCCTTACAGGTGCTGGCAAGATGGCAGGTCGTGCGATGTTTAAGGCTTACAGAGAAGATGAAGGTAAGGCTAAGGCTGGAGTAATTAAGGCGCTTGAAAAGGCAGCCGCTAAGTTCAATGGGAGTGCTAACTAATGGCTGAATTAAGAATCCCGATAATTGTTGAAAACAAAGGCAAGAAAGCATTCAAGGATGTCGATAAAGGTATCAAGGGTCTTTCGGGTAGCTTTAAAAAGTTAGCAGGAGCCGCAGGTATTGGCTTATCAACTGCGGCCATAATTAACTTCGGTAAGGCCGCAGCTCGTGCATTTATTACAGACGAAAAAGCAGCTAGTCAATTAGCCTTATCCGTTAAGAATTTAGGACTTGCATTTGATCTTCCCTCTATCAATGGATTTATTGATAAGCTAAGCCTAAGCGCAGGAGTAGCAGACGATAAACTTCGTCCAGCAATGCAGAAACTATTGCAAGTAACTGGCTCGGTTAGCAAGTCCCAAGAATTATTGATTCAAGCCTTAGATATATCTCGGGCTTCTGGAATCGAATACGAAACTGTTGTGCAGGATCTGGCTAATGCGTATGTCGGAAATACAAAGGGTCTTAAAAAGTATAACCTCGGTCTAACAGCCGCAGAGTTGAAAACAATGAAATTCGCTGATGCTCAGAAAAAACTAGCCGATACCTTCAAGGGCGGTAATGCTGCTTACCTATTGACTTATGCCGGACAAATGGAAGTGCTCAACGTCGCAGCAGGCGAAGCATCGGAAAAGATTGGCAAAGGTCTTGTAGATGCGTTAATGATTTTAACGGGTGATACCACAGTTGAAGACCTTGCTGACACAATGCTTGAACTTGCAGACAATACTGCGGTAGCACTTACTAACTTAGGAAAATTCGGTAAAGGTGTCATTGACACATTCGGCCCGATCGCTACATTCTTAGAACAGTTTATTATCAAAACTCAGCCATTCGTTGATTTGATTGTTGAAGGAAATCCAGCAGGATTTATGGATCGACCTAGAGCCACAGCAAGGAGATTCTTTGCAGGCGGTCAAGATTCAATCCAGACAGCTAAAGATAATGCAGCTCGTAAAAAAGCAGAGGCAGAAGCACTCAAGCGCGCTAAGCAACTAGCACTTTTACAGAGTAAAGGGTTAGCAGATGCTAAGAAGAAGGCTGCACTTGAAAAGGCTGCTCGATTACTTGAACTGGATCGCATCAACATCGCAGCAGCGCTTAAAGGTCAGATAAGCGAAACCGATCGTCTTTCTCTTAACCTTCAATTAGCATTGCTCGATAAGAATGACGCGCAAGCTACTAAACTAAGCGGCGAATTGAGCGCAGCAGTCAAGCGCCAGAACGAACTTAATGCTGCTTTGCTTGCTACCCCTGAAGCTCCTAACCCTTACCGCAACTGGGTAGTGCCAAGCATGGGATCACCTGCAATAGTAAGCGGAGCGTCAAGCCAAGGCGGTGGCGGAGTAATTCCTGATTTCAATGTACCTGCCAATTCTTATAGCCAAGTCGGCCCGATGGGTGGACTAGGCGCAGGAGTGATTGCTGGAGTTAATCCAATGCCTCCAATTAACATCGTGGTAGAACTTGATGGTCAGGCAGTAGGTGGAGCAATCCGCGACAGCCAGATCAATGACTCACTCTCAGGATCATTCAGCCAGACAAATAGATTTGCCGCTAAGGGCTCTATCGCAACATGAGTCTTCCAGCAACGATCTCGGTATCTTTCGACTTTAGCCAAGGTGCTACATTCGGCTATCCGTTTACTGTCGGAGATGCCAAGTACGGCGTAATCGGAGTCTCTCAATTTGCATCAACAGAAGTGCCTGATCCTGTAGTTGATCTTAGCGATGTCACTCGATCGATCAAGATTACTCGTGGCCGTAACATCATGCGAGATACCTATGAGGCTGGCAACTGCACAGTTCGAGTCTTAGATCCTAATTCTTATTTTAACCCTCAGAATGTCTCCAGTCCTTATTATGGCTATCTGACTCCACTACGCAAGATCCGTGTTGCTGCTACTACTGCAACCGCGCAGGAGTTCTTATTTTCAGGTTACGTCGATTCGTATAAGTATTACTATCCAACAGGGCAGGAGATTGGCTACGTCGATATCGTCTGCTCGGATGCTTTTAGACTCTTTCAGATGGCTAACGTCTCTACTGTCAGCGGAGCGACTGCTGGCCAGACTACTGGCACTCGAATTACAAAGATCCTCGATCAAGTCTCATTCCCTACATCGATGCGTATTACTGACACAGGATCTACGACAGTCCAAGCCGATCCCGGCACGGCTCGAACATCCTTAGCAGCTCTCAAAGCGGCTGAGTTCGCAGAGCAGGGCGCATTTTTTATTCGTACAGATGGCACGGCAGAATTTAAGGATCGTACCGATGTCGTAGGATCTCTGGCGGCCACGCCTATCGAGTTCAATCAGACTACAGGCATTCCGTACTCAGACCTTAAATACGCCTTCGATGACAAGCTCATCGTGAATCAAGCGAGCATGACACGCATTGGTTCTTCAGCACAGACTGCAACAGATGCAACTTCATCGGCTAAATACTTCCCTCATGGCATGACAGTAACTGACATGATTCCAGAAACAGATGCTCAAGTCTTGGATATTGCCAAAATCTATGTAGCAACTAGAGCTGAGACAACTATCCGCATCGATGCGATGACTGTTGATCTTTTAGATACGGCAGTACCTACCAACACAATGATCGGTCTAGATTATTTTGATAACGTCAAAATCACTAACGTCCAGCCAGACGGCTCGACAATTGTTAAGACCTTGCAGGTGCAAGGCTTGGCATGGGATATAACCCCTAACAGTATGAAATGCACAGTAACAACACTTGAGCCTATAGTCGAGGGATTCATCATCGGATCCTCGACTTACGGTATAATCGGACAATCCATAATGGGATACTAGGAGAAAATCATGGCAGAAGGCTTTCCAGCGACAACAGGCGACATCTTTACCGCCGCAGACTATAACGGCCTAGTAGCCTTTACTATCGGCGCAGCCAATACAGTTGACTACACGGCGGTTATCGCTGACGCTTATCAGGTCTGCGAGCTGATGAATAAGGCAACAGCGATCGCCTTTAACATCCCGACCAATGCATCAGTAGCATTCCCAATTGGTACAGTTCTTACAGTTCTTAACATTGGTGCTGGACTCTGCACAATTAAGGCCGTCACATCTGGCACAACTACAGTCCTTTCGGCTGGAGCAGTAGCCGCTCAGCCTACCCTTGCTCAATATAAGTCAGCAGCTTGCATAAAGACTGGCACAGATACTTGGTACGTCGTAGGTGCGATCGCCTAATGCTTAACAACATTGTCGGAGTTCTTGACGTAAAAGCAGTACTTGCTCCTACATCAGCCGATTATCTTTGCATTGCAGGTGGCGGCGGTGGCGGCGGTTCACGCGGCACATCTTATGGTGCGTCTGGCGCTGGCGGTGCAGGTGGTTATCTTTCAGGCTCTTCATTTACTTTACCTTCGAGCTTTACAATTACAATCGGCGCAGGCGGTGCAGGCGGTGCAGCTTCTCCAACAGTAGGAGTTCAAGGCGCTTCTGGCGTTAATTCCGTTTTTTCTTCATTTACTTCAACAGCAGGCGGTGGCGGCGGTTCAGGTGACTGGAGCACAGGCGGCGCGTATAACGGCCTAAGCGGTGGTTCAGGCGGCGGTGCAGGTACTGGCGGTACAAAGGGAACAGGTACAGTCGGTCAAGGTTTTGATGGCGCAGAAGATGTCCCAGACGACGGCGGCGGTGGCGGCGGTGCAAGTGCAGTTGGATCAAGTCCGTCTTCAGGTAATGGCGGCGCAGGTGGAGCTGGATACGCCAATTCAATTACTGGATCTTCTGTCGATTACGCTGGCGGTGGCGGCGGTAGTTCTTACGCCGGTGGAACAGGTGGAACAGCTACATTCGGCGGTGGCGCAGGCGGCGCCAATGCAGTAAATGGCACAAATGGAACAAACAACAGAGGCGCAGGTGGCGGAGGTTCTGGCGGTACTCAAAGCTACACCCCTGGACTAACAGGCGGCAACGGCGGTAGCGGCATTGTTGTATTAAAATATCCAGATACTTTTGCGGATTTTACTTCAATCGGTGGAACTCTTGTTTATACAAAGACAACATTAGGCGGTTTTAAGATTTACTCATTTACAGCAGGGACAGGAACTGTGACTAAATAATGGCACACTATGCATTCCTTGATGAGAATAACATTGTTACAGAAGTTATTACTGGACGCCACGAATGGGAAGAAGTCGATGGCATAACCGACTGGGAGCAGGCTTATTCAGAAGTTAGAGGTCAAGCCTGCAAGCGGACAAGCTATAACGGCAATATCCGCTATAACTATGCAGGCATCGGTTATACCTATGATCCAATAGATGATGCTTTTATTGCACCAATGCCTACTTGTGGCCACGATGAATTGCTACTAAACAATTTAAAAAGATGGGAGTGTGCAACTTGTGAGCGAAACCTCTTACAACGGCTGGCCAGCCAGTAAAGACCAGGC